CTCCTGTGAAGACCGAAGCTATGAAAGTTGGATCAATCTTATCCTGTTCTCCCATACCAGGAAATTGAACGTAATTTAAGGTCAGTATTCCACCTGCCCAGATTAAAATCCCAAGTCTTACAAAAGTGCTCAAGATTGCCATCTGTTCATCTTTATCATCAACTGCCTCTTTTAGTTTACCTATAGGACCTTTAGGTTTTACTTCTTCTTTTTTAATTGCTTCAGCCATACCATTGAATACCAGGCAGCTTTATTTAGTAATCAACACATTTAACGTGAAATTATGGGATCACCATCGTCATCTTCATCTTCTTCTTCGGGTGTGAACACCATCAACTCCTCTCCAAACTTGACTCCCTCCATTTCTGGGTGAGGTGCTGGCATTCTATATGCTCTCATCGCATCATCATAAGATTTTACTGGTTTCTTATCAAAAGTGTTCAATGTTGACCTCATCATCATAAAAAAGTATACACAAGTCATACCAAAGACTGCTGCAAACCCCATGAGGTATATAAAAACTGTTATATCATTCATCTAAATTAGTCCTAATGAACCTGCTGTTATTCCTATACAGATAAAAAATCCAAATTCAACTAGTTCTCTACTCCCAGATGGAATTGAATTCATACCCTTATTTAAATTTATCCAAATGCGGTTCATATATTACTAATTGTTAAGTTATATTATTTAGCATCTCTAACAGAAGGGAAATATGTTAGCTGTAAAGTGTTTGCTTCATCAAGTTTCCCCTCATCTCTGAGTCTTCTTATTTGTTCATCAATGGTTTTTAAAAATTCCTTTGAATGAGCGTTAGTCATCTGGTCTTGCCTTAAATTGTACAGATAAGATGTCTTCATACTTATAAGTTGGTTCAAACCACTCTAGGTATTCTAAAGCGATTGCGAAACCATCAACCACATCTTTATTATCAGAACTCTCGCACAGAGTATGTATACGTTTTAATGCCCAGTCACGATTTAAATGAAGAGTTTTTTCCAAAGTTTCCATAATCTTTTCTCATGTAGCGACCTAGAATATTACTATTATAGTATAGTGGTGATCCATCGTCAAGTGATTCAGATAGAACGTTGTTCAAAAATAATTGTCTAGTCTCTTCGTAATTACAGTTCCCTTTTGTGGTATGTAAACTCAATATTTCTCTTCTAAAGATCTCTTTTCCGTATAATTTGAGATCATCTTTTAATTCTGGGCAAGATCCGTAATACTTTTTCCAATCGGATTCTTGTTTTTGTTTTCTTTTTTTGCCTTTGGGTGTTCTAAATGCCCAAAAGTATTTGCGACCAATGTATTGACGATTAATTATGGTATTTGTGATACAATAGACAAATCCATAATACTCCTTGATATCTCCACTGGTGAATATATCACCATCAAAAGTCCAAGGATTATCATATACCTCATTATTTATATCAATCATGATGTAGAATAGGTATTTTATCTATTTTTTAGTCTAAAATCCTCAGTCACACCAACACCAGGTTGATAGTTCTGAGGATTTTTCTTTGCAAGTTCTACTGACTTTAAACCACCGATGATGTCAGCACGATTAATAACAGATTTCATTAATAATTTTCTAAATTCTTCAACATATTTTTCTTTTTCTGTATATTATCCATCATACTACCTTGTTTAAAGGTTCCACCCTTCTCCATTTTCTTCTTATTATCCAACTGTTTCTTTATAGCATTCAAACCCATTCCACCTAGAGTTAAAGCACCTGCAATAGCACCAGCAGTTCCAAGTGCTATTTCATCTAAAGCAACGATATCTTGAACTGTTTCATCATCCATTTGAGTCATAACATAATGTGCCTCATTAATTGTTTCAGCATGTCCTTCGTGTAAAAGATAACCTAATACAATGTGATATGGTTCGTATGATTCCTTCTTATATTTGAAACCTGGAATCCTTTCACCTTTATTGTATTTCTTCGCTGTTTGAGAGTTAGGGAAATCTTTTATGAAATCCATCTTAGTGTAACCACTGTTCTTATCTTTAGTTGCTTGGAAAGCAGCATTTTGATTAGCAAACTTTTGTCTTGTTTCTATAGGTATACCTGCTTTAGCCGCTGGACTGTTCTTCATCAATGGTTTCGTTGGTTTTGGTATTACCTTACCACTTGGATTTTTAGGTTTTGTATCAACTGGTTGGAAGTCCTTCATCGTGACTTCTTTAGGTTTTCCAAAATCAGGTAGACGTTCTACTTTAGTATCCTTACTAGTATCCTTATTAGAATCTACTTTAGTATCCTTACTAGTATCCTTACTAGTATCCTTATTAGAATCTACTTTAGTATCCTTACTAGTATCCTTATTAGAATCTACTTTAGTATCCTTACTAGTATCCTTATTAGAATCTACTTTAGTATCCTTCTCGTTATTCTGTATATTTACATTATTATTATTTCCTTTACCACTTTCCTCATCTTTTTTACTGTTCAACTTTTTAATTAGATCTTCATCAGTTTTAGTTTCTTCTGAAATATAAATTTTTATTGGGGAAAACTGTGTATTTTCCTTTTTTAATCTTTCTCTTTCTAATTTAGAAGTGGTTTTATTTCCAGTCTCCTTATCAACAAGCACAGATCCAGACATTAACTTATCACTTTTTACTGCAGTATTTGCATCTTGTGCGTAATTAAGTATATTCTTAAGCATCGCACCACCAGTTTTACTATACTCTACTCCCTTTTCTCTAACGGGTTCTGATTTAAGAGCTTCATATCCACCAAGACGAACTGCAGCACCTGGCACAGTTTTTGGAACAAAAATTCCCTTGAGTGCTGGTTTCAATAGCAACCTATTTGCATTCTTGATTATTTGTTTGATTCCTATTTTTAATGGTTGCTTCGCAGTCGTTTTTGGATCAAACGGTGCCCTTTCCACTAATTGACTGTTAAGTAATTCAATATTACTACTTTCAAAAACCTCAGATAATATTTCTACACATAAACTTTCAAAGTCCTCTTGTGTTAAAACAACTAAGTCTTCAGATTCTTCAGGTTTTTTATAGATGCTTTGATAAGCATTATTAAGTTCTCTTATTTGTTTTCCAGTCAGGGACATCTTCTTAATTCTATCTACCCAAATATTTATAACTTCTAATATTGCTTATTTCTAAAATCTAGTTTACGTATGCCTTTGTTAATGTCTTTTCTTATGTCTTTGAATGTTTTCTTTCCTGATACTACCTTTTGACCATAATCAAAAGCCTTATCTCCTAATTTTTGACCGTAATGGTATCCTGTAACACCACCTGCAATACTACCTGGTATACCTAAACCAACAGCACCACCCACTGTCGCACCAATTCCACCACCAATATACCCACTCAATGCTTTTGTTAAACCTTTCGCTCTGGAATAATTTTTACTATAACCTTGTGCTTGTGTTTTTGCTGTGGTATCAAGATAGTCTTTGACCGCAAAAGCAGGTGCAATAAGTCTTCCTGATACTCCTCTAACAAATCTGCCCAATTTTGATGGTTTTACTGCTTTACCAAAATTTGTTGTGATTGTATCTTTGGTTCTAGTAAATGCTTTTGTATTTGGTTTTGGATCAACTATACCCTGCACCTCTAAACCCTTTCTAATAAATTTACTAACTGGATTTGTTTTTGGTTTATTAACAAGATCAAGAAAATCAGTTTTTATTCCACGAGAGGGCACTGCAGAACTCTTGCTTTGTGTGACTACGTTACCTTTATTAGTTGTGATATCAAAGGAAATAGGTTTTTTTGATTTTACATTATTCACCTTTTTTCCAAAATCTTTGAAAGAAGGATTATCTGTTTTAGTAAATGTTGGTTTACTTGGAGGTGTAGTTGTTTTAGTTGTTCCTTTAATTTTAAAAGATGGTTCAAAAGGTTTTCTTGAAGGTTTAACAACATTTTTTGTTTTTGGTTTTCTAACTAGTGCATCTTGTGGTATATCACCTGATTTGATTCCTCTTTCAACTGCTCTAGCCATCCTTTTGGATAGAGGTTCAACTGGTTTAGATGTTTTAGTTTTATAATCGTATGCGGTAACAGGATCAACTGTTTTTCCACCCTTTATGGGTTTTTTATTGTTAGCTTTAAGTATTTCTGCATTACGGGCATTAACTTTATCTGTATCAATTTGTTTGGTAGATAAAGTTTTGTCTGTATTTTTTGCCTTGAATGTTTTCTCATCACCAGTTGGTTTTGTCTGTAGAGTTTCACTATCAGGTTTATCACTAAAAAATCTGTTAAGATTTCCTAAAACATCTTTTGCAACTTTTTTCTGAGATGCTGTGGCTTTGGTACCAGACTTGATAATATCACCAGTTGCCTTTACTCTAGCAGAGCTTGTTACATTATCACCAAACTGTTTGATTGGTTTGTTAGGATCTTCTTTTAGAAAATTTTCAAACTTTTTCACTATCTTCAGACACTTTTTTAATATTTATATCATATGATTCGTAAGCATCATAATCGCCAAACAACCAAGCATCTGCCTTGGCTGCTTCACGATATGCTTTGATACACTCCTCTGTCTCTTTAGAGTTTGAATCCGCTGAATGTGTCTTTTTTAACATCTTGTTTGATTCCTCCAACGATGTAAGATTCTACTTCTGTCTCTTGTGGTGCAACCTGTAATCCTTTTGATGAGATCCAATGCTGTGTCCAAGGTAATGGATTATTCTTAAGAGGAATATCGTAAATTGGTTTTAAACCAACAATCTTCATTCTCTTATTTGCTATCCACTCAACATACTGATGCAATAATTTATCATTTAAACCTATCATACTACCATCTTTGAAAAGATACTCTGCCCATCTCTTCTCCTCATCAACAGTTCTTTCAAATGTTTTAATCAACCAAGGTTCTTCTTCCTTCGCAATCTGAACCATATCTGGATCGTCACCGTTTCTCCAGTTCTTTAAGATTGTTTGAGTTATTGCCAGATGCTGGTTCTCATCTCTAGCAATAAGTGATATGATTTTCGCAGATCCTTCCATGAGTTTAAGCTCACCAAAAGCAAAACTACAAGCGAAAGATACATAAAAGCGGATACCTTCCAAAATGTTGACATTAGCGACTGCCCTATAAAGTTTTCTTTTTAAATCTTTTATCTCCATTCTAGCAGAGATATGACCTCTCATATCACCCTTCCACCAGTTACTCTGATCATACTGATGTGCTGAGTTGATAAAGTCATTATATGCAGATGTAACACTTTCTGCCCTCTCTAAGATCCTATCATCCTTTAAGATGGTATCAAATACCTCTGAAGGATCTGAGTACACGTTCTTGATGATATGAGTATATGAACGTGAGTGAATTTGCTCCATAAACTCCCATACACCCATACATGCTTCTAGTTCTGGTAGAGAGCAGTATGGTGAGAAAGCCATACCAGGACCACGACCTTGAACTGAGTCAAGCATTACCTGATACTTAAGATTACTTGTGAAGATATGCTTCTGTTCTGGACGAAGCATTTGATAATCACTTCTATCCTTCTGTAGAGACACCTCTTCTGGTCTCCAAAAGTATCCTAACTGTGTAGTTGTAAGTCTCTCAAAGATTGGGTACTTGTAGGAATCGTACCTCTGAACACCTAAAGGTTTACCAAAAAACATAGGTTGTTTCTTGGTATCCACTTCGTGTGAATTAAATACCGTCATAGAATTTACCACTGGTCTGTCCTCTGAGTTTACTCTAAAGTTTACACGACTCACAGTCTTCTTCCTCCGAACTTAAAATGTTTGAAACTAGGTTATCTAATTGAGGTGTTTCCTCAATTTCATCTGTCTTGATATCATATGTATTCTGATAGTAACTTGTCTTCCAACCGTATTTGTATGTGGTCAAGAAATCTTGAGCCATTACAGATACTGGAACTTCGTTATCAGAATAATTTTCTGGATTATAACTCCAATTACCACTTATTGCTTGATCAAAGAACTTCTGCATCACAGCAACAATGCTAATGTATCCAGAATTGTCTTTCATCTCCCATAGTAAAGTATAATTATTTTTCAAAGATGCATACTGGGGAACAATTTGCTTAAGAGGTCCTTTTTTCGATTTTTTAATGGACAGGTATCCTCTAGGTGGTTCGATTCCATTTGTTGCATTTGACACAACGGAACTGCTCTCCGATGGCATCTGTGCGGACAACGTTGAGTTCCTAACTCCGTGTTCCAAGACAAGTGCTCTAAGAGATTCCCAATCATATTTCAGATCGTTTGATACAAGTTCGTCTACGTCTTTCTTATATGTATCAATCGGAAGAATTCCATTACCGTACTTAGTTCTATTTGAGTATTCACACGCACCTTTTTCCTTTGCAAGGTTGACTGTTGACTGAATTAGATAGTATTGGAATGCCTCAGTAAGATCATGAGTTAGTTCCCATGCCTTCTTATCACTATAAGAAACACCATTCTTAGCGAGGTAATGAGCAAGACCAATATAACCTATACCAAGTGATCTACGTGCCTTTGTAGCGATCTCTGCTGCCTTCACAGGGTATCCTTGAAAGTCAATTAGTTCATCAAGTGATCTTACACTCAGATCACATAGAACTTCAAGTTCTGATAGGTCACGCAACTTACCAACATTGATAGCAGATAGAATACATAATGCAATTTCACCATGTGGATCATCAATATGTTGTAGTGGTTTAGTTGGAAGTGTGATCTCTTGACAGAGATTACTCATTTCAACCTTATCTAAGAATGAAGAATGAGAATTACAGTGGTCGATGTTCATAATGTACAATCTACCTGTCTCTGCTCTCTCCTTAAGTAGTTCTAATATAAGTTCTTGAGCACCTACACGAGTCTTTGGGATAGACTCATCACTTTCATAACGTACATATAGTTCGTCAAATAGTTCAGTACCAAAGCTATCATAAAGCCCTGGAACGTCATGAGGAGAAAAAAGCGAGATCTCCTTGTTTTGAATGAATCTTTCATAAAATAATTTACTAATTTGAATACTGTAGTCTAATTTACGAACACGATTGTCTTCTGTTCCTTTGTTGTTCTTAAGAACAATTATATCTCTTATTTCCTGATGCCAGATAGGAAAGTGGACAGTCGCTGACCCACCTCTGATCCCGTTTTGAGTGCAGCATCGGACAGTTGACTCAAACTTTTTGAGGAAGGGGACAACACCTGTGTGTTGAACCTCCCCACCTCTGATTTTAGCGTTGATCCCACGGATGCGACCTGCGTTGATACCGATACCAGCCCTTTGAGCGACATAACGACCAATGGCCATATCACTAGTAAAAATACTATCCAAGGTATCGTCAATATCAACCAGAACGCAAGACGCATACTGCCGAAGGGGTGTTCGGACTCCTGCCATGATTGGTGTTGGGATGTTGATTTTGTGTCTGGAGATTGCATCATAATACTTTTTAACGTAGTCTAGTCTAACTTCTTTGGGATATTTAGAGAATATGGTTGCAGATATCAGCAAATACATAAATTGAGGTGTTTCATAGAGAGCACCAGTGCTTCTGTCTTGCACAAGATACTTATCTACTATCTGACGAAGACCTGCGTATGTAAATAGATAATCTCTTTCATGATCAATTATATCTTGCAACTTATCAAACTCTTCTTCATCATAAGATTTTAGTATCTCAGAATCATATATCCCATTCCAAACACATTTTTCAACGTGTTCCCTAAGACTTGGAGTATCATGCATTCTACCATAGAGACTTTTCTTCACAGAAAATAAAAGTAATCTAGCAGCAACATATTGATAATTTGGATGATCAAGATCTATCAAGTCACTTGCTGATTTGATCAGTATCTCCTGTATCTCTGCGGTGCTTATACCGTCATAGAACTGGATACCTGACTGTATCTCAACTTGACTCGCAGAGACCCCTGCAAGACCCTCACACGCTTGTTCTACCATTACGTGCATCTTCTCAAGGTTCAATGGTTCGATAGTACCATTTCTCTTTTTAACCTTTGTTCCGTTACTCATACTTTCTTCCAGATGTTAAATTTAACTTTAGCTTCTAATCCCGAATATGTACATGATTCTAACACATGGGATACATTATGTCCACGTTGGACCATATCATTAATGTCCTTTTCCTCAACAAACTTTGGCCAAATGACTACTTTATCTCCTCGATCAATTGTTTTGGAGATTCTGTTGACGATTTCTCTGTTGCGAGGTTCATTATCAAAAACCCAAATATAATCGCTCCAACCAAACGTCCGAATATCAATATCGGAGCCACACATAGCAACGCTGTTTTCAATGAGGGAAGAGTCAAACGGTCCTTCAACGATGTAAATGGGTTTTTCAGTTTTGATTGAGTCCAATCCATAGATTTTTGGTGCTTCCTCATTAAGCATCACAGTGATATATTTAACAGAGTTAGGACCTAGACTTCTTCCTTGAAAACCGATCAAGGTTTTGCTTTCATCATACATTGGTATAATGATTCTACTTTCGTCTTTGTTAATATAATCAAAAGTTTTCTTTTGTGTATTGACCCATTGTTTAAACTTATCAGCAAAGTAAAATTTACTAGGATCAAGTCCTCTTTTTGATAAATACTCGTTTGCTATCGACACCTCTGATGCTACAGGTAGGTCTAGTTTCTTTTTGAATACTGGTTTTTTAAACTCAAACTTAGGTTCTTCTACTACAAAATTTCTTCCACCAGCAAATCCCTCCTTAAACTTCTCCATCGTATACTGTTTGTGTAAAACAGGATCTATCTGTTTAAGAAAGTTATTCAGAGACAAACTAGCACCACAGTTGTGACACTTGAAGTTTGTATTAGTTTTGACCTGATATAAGTATCCTCTTGCCTTATTCTTGTGCTTCTTAGAGTCACCGCAGATTGGACAGCGAAAATTATAAAGGTTTGCCTTCACACGTTTAAACTTTTGAAGTCGTGAAGACACCAAGTTTACATACTTGGAATCAATTATATCCATGTGGATATTGTTACTTTGTCTGTATTATACTCGAAGTTGGCGGTGGAGTCAACGCACTCCTTAAAAATCTTTGACCTATTGGTGATACTACAAAACTTATTATCGTTAGAGATCCTGCGATTGTCCACATTTTTTTCTCTATCGTTCTCAAACGATTATCTACAAGCATTATATCCCTCTCACATCCTTTCTTGATATCTGTTGCATGACGATCTAATTTCTGATCTACTTGTTCTATCTTCTCAAATAATACTGCATCTATACGATCTTGTTTATCTAACTTCTCATTATGAACTGCAAGAAGTTCGCCCATCTTTACAGAGTTTTCTTGTAATGACTGGACTACTTTCTCTAGTCTTTCTAATATCGCTGCGTTAACACTCTTATTATCATCCATCACACCATCCAAGCCTTACGTGCACCACGACCTAATGAAATATATTTCTTTTTATCTTTTTTCTTCTTACGTTTTCCCACAGGAGGATCATCACCTGCCTCTACAGTACCAGCAATACCACCAGCACCTACAGTCATCATCTCATTCAACTTTTGTCTTCTTACGATGTCTATGATTTTATCGAGGTTCATAGTTCCTTTAGTTGTTGTAAACAGTATTCGTCTGCTTCAATCTCATTAACTTTAGTCTTTGGATACTCAGACACACGATTTAAAAATATTAAAAAACTTTTAATCGCTGGCCACAGTTCCTCATCTAAATTGTAGAATAATAAAGGCACAGTCGCTTCATTGAATACATTGAACAATATTATGAGATGATTCAAAATAAGGTGAACCTTGAGTTCACCATTATTCTGATATCTTTTAAGTAATCTTTTCACATATCTGATTCTTTTTAGATCAGACTCAAAGTCCTCTCTAGTTACAGATTGTGGATTATCATAGAATTTAATAGCGAAGAGTAAATAATTACTCTCATTCAATTCAGTAAATCTCATAATATTCTAATTCATTTTAACTATCTGGTAGTTTTGTATCATCATCTGCGTCTCCAGTAATACTACTTGAGGCGACTAACACTTCTGTTTTGACTCGGAATCTTCCGTGTGCGTCATTATATGTTTGTATACCAACCCAACCAGCGTGAGCAGGACTATACTTTTTCTGTTCAGCAGTCTTAGATGATCCAGAATTTATAGTTTGTGCTTCAGTTACATCCACACCATAAATTTCTGTTGGACCATAATTTGCATCACCCAGTGTTGATATTGGTTTTTCTGTAACTGTATATGCAACACCTGTTACATTACCAGATCCATCTGGTATTAAGAATTGAGTTGAAGCAATTGAAATTGCTGTATTGCTTGATCTAGATGCTATAACAGCTTCACCACATGTTCCTGCAGCTCCTACTGTTATGACTTTTCCGACCATTGCATCACTAAAGGTACTGTTTGTTCCAGTGACTGCTTTGGTGCTCAAGTTGATCACCACAGTTCCTGAACCAGCCAAGAGTGATTCTGATTTGCCCCAAAGAGACATGTCTTTACCTGTTAATGTTTGCTAGAGATATTTATACAGAGATAGATCTATCTTGCTTTAATTGCTGTCTCTACCTGAGCTAGTAACTTATCATCCATATCAGTCTTAGTCAGTTTAACTGCTTTCTTAAGAATGAGTAAGCATAGATCAATAAGTTTCTCTCCCAATTCTGCATCATCAGGAATCTTATCAATAGCATCCGATACAATCTTTGATGCGATTGGTAATAAAAAGGATAACATTGTTATGTTGTGAACTATATTATATAGTCACCTTTTTCTATTTTTTGTCTTTCTTCTTCTTATCTACATCCATAATCTGACCCTTGTACTTCTTTTTCACACGTTCATACGCAGAAGGACCTTTGTTTACCTTCTGTGTTTTTTTCATTTCTTCACTTGGTGGATATGAAGTTCCATCTTTTTTATCCTTAGATGGTTTTACTCGCCCCTCATCTCTGGCGATATCATAACCCTCTTCACCTAAATTAAAGTTTTTTTTTAGAATTCTTTCAGATATTCCAATTATTTCCTTATTAGATAGAGGATTGTAAGAATTCATCACAGGCATAGATTTTTTAGGATCAATACCAAGTTTGGGTTTCTTTAAATTTGGTCCTGTGTCTCTTAGTGATGGTTTATCTGGTTTAGAAGGTGCATTATCATTACGTGGAACATCTGGTGATGGTAAGGATGGTTTATCTTGTTTAGTTGGTTCTGAACCCATAGATGGTTTATCTGGTTTCATGGGTGGAGTAGATGGACCACTTGGTGTATCTAATGGTCTTTTTGTTGATGGACCACTTGTTGTATCTAATGGTCTTTTTGTTGATGGACCACTTGTTGTATCTAATGGTCTTTTTGTTGATGGACCATCTTTTTTAAAAGGTTTCATTGTAGATCCACCACCCATACCATACTCCATTATGGACTTACTGATATCACTCAAATCTTGATCAATTTGTTTACCACTTAATTCACGACCTGCATAGATATTCGATGGTTTATTAAAGTCACCAAGTTGATCCTTTTTCTTAAGACCATCTTTTATCGCTTTAATAGCACCCACAGCACCAGCAGCACCAGCCATTGTTTGACCTATTGCTTTTGCAGCTTTCTTTACACCTGTCTTAGTAACTTTAGTCATTACAGAACCGACTCCTTCACATGCACCCTCTTTCTCTTCTTCCTCTCCTGTTGATGCAGTCATTGATGTCGCCATCTTTTCAAACTTTTCCTCTGCTTTATCTGGGTCTACCATTAGCATTGGATTTTTAACACCCATACCTGCTCTCAACTTATTCTTCATAAAGTTGATATATGCATAGTTAGCACGATTATCTTTCTTCTCAACCTCTTCCTTAACACCATAGTTTGTAGATGGATCTGCTTCATCTACTGGAGCGATCTGAACTGCACCTGATTTGTAGTTGTCTACTTTAGATGGATTAATTTTCTTACCAGATGCTTCTGTGCTAGTAGTTCCGTCAGCAAGGAACTCTTCTTTAGCCATCGCCTTACCGATTGCCTTACGACGATTCATCAAATAAGAATCAGTTTTATTTACTTTACCATCGTTATTTACATCCTTATCTTCCTTACCAACAGGATCTAACTTACCACCTTTTGATTTTTTACCGCCACCAAGTGCTTTAGCAGTTTGTTCACCCTTCTTTCTCTCACCTTCATATGGAGTTCCATACTCAGTCATCTCAACCTTTAGTCCTTTTCCTCTTAACGCAGTGATCTTTTCACGATCAGCAAAACGAACATATGACTTTTCTGTTTTAGGATCTGTAACTCTTACTTTATACTTTCTTGCTTTCTCTTCATATATACTCTTCTCATACTCAGTGACTATCTCATCCTCATGAGGAATTGTGTTACCATCTTTATCTTTCTGATGATGTTCAAATACGTGTGAAAATGCTTTTGAAAAACTTTCTAGTGCCCAATCATCTGAAGCACCGACGTACTGTTCTGAAACTCCACCTTTACCAAATAGTTTCGCACGAACTTCTGCTCTATCTTTCTGATCCATAGATGTATTAGACATATACTGAGAAAATGCTTGCTTAAGATCAATATCCTCTCTACGAGCACGATAGCGAATATCATAGACTGCCTGTCTAATTCTCTTCGCAGAGTTTTCTGCAGTACCTCCTTTTTTTCCACCAGATTCTTGTCCACCTTTTGCTGGTGCTACCACTGGTGCTGCCTTTTTTCTCGCAGGTAATCCTTCAGAAATATTAGTGCTCATTGTAATAATGTTGCTTAAGACCTTTTTCTATATTTATTTATGAAATCTAAACCGTAACTACTTCCCTTAACCATAGTTTCTGCATATTTTCTGTGTTTATCCGTGCCTACCAATCTATTTTCTGCAGGAACTCCACTAATAGAAGTGATTTTATCAAAATTATTTACTTCATTAATGTCTTTTATCCATGATTTGAACATCATTTTATTTTCTGTAACGCAAATTACATAACTTGTGCCTCTTCTAATAATCCTACCAACCATTCCAGTATTAACATTCTCCACCAACTCACCTAATTTGTATATGATATTATCAACATAGTTCTCACGAAGAGTTTGTAGATCAAATTTAGGGGCCATTTCCCAGATACCCCACTCTTCATTAATACCCATTGAGGATCTAACTGCAGTAAATATTTGTTTCTTGGAATCTTTATCTAAATCTTTAGGTAAACCTTTACTGAACGCTTTAAAATCATTCTCAGACGCTGCTAATCTCATTCTTGATGCAGATAATCCCTCCACACCCTCAGCATCAGGATCACGATCACCAGATGAGACTACATCTACTTTATCAAAGTCGTATAATTTACCATTATAATTATTTGCTAATTTAGAAAATTCCTTTACTCTATCTGCACCACCAACAATTTTAACATTTGCAAAACCTTGATTATTTGCAGCACCTAAGACATCGAATATAGTTCTTGCACTCGTATCGTTCATAATATTATTAGCATGTTGTGGAAACATCGCTTTCATAATATCAACTTTTGTATTTGGATCTAAAGGATTTTTCTTAGGATCATTACTTCTAGAGGGAACAATTATATAAGCATCTTTATCACCCTCAACTGAACTAGCAGCAGTATTCATCAACTGTAAATGACCTAGATGTGGTGGATTGAATCTACCAAATGCAACTGTAAGAGTGCCTTTATTCTTTTTGTTAGGTTTAAATGCAGGTTCTTCTTGTTGTGTTTCAACTTCTTGTTGTGCTGGTTCTGAATATGTTGTCTTAGATAAGTTCTTCTCCTGCTCACTCTGTGGTGGATCTTGTTGACCGACTCTCTGTCTCTTATTATAAAACTTTAATCTACCTTTTTCTGTCTTTGCAGTAAATTCTCCAGTTGCTTTATCATACCATCCTCCATGACCATCACCAACTAAACCAAGTCTAGCTGCTTGTTGTGCTGCAGATTCATTTATAAATTGTAAAAAAGATTTCATTAGTTTCGGGTCAGTTTTACCAATATCTTATCTTTATTATCGGTAAACTTCTTTAGAATAGATGCTCTTGTACGTCTATATTTATCATCTTTATCAGCACCCAGTGCATGGTAACAGAAAAACATAAAATTATCATAGATATTTCCACGAATAATTTTTTGTTTTTTAAATTCTGTAATTAATGAATTAAGTAGATCGTCCATTATGCTACGAGTTTATCAAGATCTGCTCTTTTATCTAGGTCTAGAGTAGACCTCTGAGGTTTACTTTGCACTAACAATGCTGTAGTAAATCTGTAATTATATACAGGTATACTACTTCCTGCTTTCAACCTAATTCTTACCCTAGCAGTTACATCAAGGGGTGGTATTGGTAAATTTGCGGGATTTGCAGACATATGGTACAAACCATATCCTCCAATTTGGATATAATAAACACCCTTTGTTGCATAATATTCCCAGATACTTGTTTTATCAATTGGTTTATACGCATCCTTAAACCTTGCTTGATCTTGTTTCTTGTTTGCTAATGTAAAATCTGCGTTCGGTATAGTCCCCTTATTTGGTGCTCCTTTGTATCCCCATTTATTATTAGCAAATTCCTCTGTACCCACCGCACGTAAAAGTTGTCTCATCTTCTCTGCTGCTGCAAAACCTTTTCGTGGTATACCTGCTTTAGTAAACTCCTGCACACCACCAAGAACCCATCCATTAGGAGTATAATCTAAGGTTCCCTGACCAAAATCAGTTTCTTCAAAATTTAATTTGACCTCTAAATTATATGTTCTTCCATCGTAGATAAATTTTCCATCAGGTTTATTAGGATCTGCTGCTGCAGGTTGAAATCCAAGAGGTACTAACCCCTTGTTCTTTAATTTTCTATGTACTGCTGCCTCGTACAGGAAACCCTTCTGACCTGCCATCTTTTTTGACTATTTATCTGTCGTCTGCTGCACGATTCTCTGAATAGTGTACATCAAAGTCTCCACCAGGATATCTTTTCTTCAACTTCTCAACATTACCCTCTATCACTTCGTCTAGTGTTACGTTTAATGCTGCACATGCTTGCATCACATACCACATAACATCTCCCAACTCAATAATGAGATGCTCCCGATTATCATGATTCCAAGGCTTACCCTGAAAAACCATTTTCTTAACGATCTCCATGAATTCACCACCTTCAGCACTGATGCCAACAGCAGCAGTAAGAAGCCTGTGAATATTGGAACCTTCTCCGTCAAGGGTACTAAGA